TGCATTCACCGGGCGTTTCGCTGTCGTTGCCTGCCCATTGAAGTTCCAGTTCACCGTAGACTGCACCTGCTGCAGCCATTTGGCATCAGCTCCTCCAGGAGGAGCCGGAGAAACGAAGTAGTTATTCGACATAGCTAGTAGCTCCAGCTAGTGCAGTAGCCATATTTCTGAAGGATCGGTAGCTGCTCCTCCAACCGGTCTCCGATGTCGGTCCGGTACATAGGAGAGTTAGGGATTTCCAACTCCGCGAGATGCCCATACGCGTCGCGTTTAGCACTCTGCACGGTCCTCCCGCAACCCGACACGGTCGCAATAGCATTCCCCGCCGTGACCATCATGGGGACGGTTGCTCCCTTCTCATCAATCCCCTCCCCAAGCTTCATATTGAAGGGGTGGAAGTAGTAGCGATTTTCCTTCGTGAGACCCCACACCGGGAAGCCAGATAGCTGCTCTTCCTTCAGATGATGATTCGGGAAGTCGGGCATAGCCATAAAGACTCCCAGAGCAACTTCATCTGATGGCTGGAAGGTGTCGCGACCTTCTACAGCATCGAGCATCCATCCAGCTACATCATGATGCAGGATCTGCTGTATGCAGAACAGGGGCCAGCCATGCCGGGAGGTGAATTCCAGCGGGTTCAAGCAACCTTTACGCGGGCCTTCGGTGCCGAGCATCACTGCCACGTCGATATAGCCCGTGTAGCCAGACCGGATGAGGGCGGCTTCTACAGGAAGTAACAATTCTTGCGCTAGCTTGCTTTCTCCCAGAGGAACGTATTTCATCACCGTTCCCATTTCTCCAGTATTCGGCCCCTTCTCCCCATTCATCAATTTCTTGAATTCGAAGTTCTCCAGGACGTGTCCGAGGAAGCCGTTCCTGCCCATCCAGCCACCTACCGCCACTTCAATCCCCGGGCAGAACTCCTGGAAGATAAACGGGCATGGCTTTTTGATGGTCCGCTTCCAGTGCTGCAGCATGAAGATCATGTCTTTTGCAGACTTGCTGACGTAGCTGAGAGCCTTGTCCACGTCGCTGCAGGGCTTGCACACGTACCGCACGTCCAGATTGGCTTTCTGATGGGCAATTGCCTCATCCCAATTCTTGAACTTAATGCAGGGGAGGCATTCGATTCCAGCAGTCTCCAGCACGCGCTGCCCCTCTTCCCGGTCCATCTCCCAGGAAGTTCCTTCAAGATTCGCGCTGAAGATGGGGAAGCCCTGCCTGCGGTAGGTTTCAATCTCTCGCATGTACCGGCAATTGTCGCTGATTAGGATGAGATCCGCCCACTTCATACTGCCCTTCCAAGTGGGGACCTTGTGCATCAGCCCATCTCCGATGGAAACCCGCTCGAAAGTCTTCTCATCGGGCCCCACGAACACGCGTACCTCATGCCCCTGGGCCTCGCAGCGCATGGCGAAGTCTAGAAAGAACGCGGAGGGGTCAATTAGGAGGATTTTCATCTAGAGACAATCGAAATTACAGAGCCAAATAGGCCCGCCACAGGGGCAGCAATCACAACAAGGATTAATAACAAACCCCGAACGGAGTGAGCAAAACACCAGCGCATTCACAATTAGCCCCTTCATTAGTAATCCCGAGCGTAGCGAGAGGCCCTCCGCTGCAACAGCAATTTGCTACCGCAGCTTCTCTTAAGGGATACGCGCGCACGCGTGATGGGGGGGATTGTAGCAGGGAGCTGCCAACTACTGCTTACTGAAGGGGGAGATGGTAGGGAGGCGGTGCTATGCTCGCTCCGCTCGGGGTTATTTACCGGGATTACTTTTTATTAATTTATGCGAGAAACCCAAAATCGTATTTATTTACCACTGTCACTGCTTGCTTTCCAATCTGCCAGCAGAAAAACCCAGCCAAGGTTTCCCTTTCTGGTATAATTCTGTCTGCACATAGGAAGCTGGTTTCTTTATAGCCCCTTGCTGGCTAGGCCAGTCAAGCATTGTGGTCGGTGTATCTAACTGGGCTCCACTCTGCAGCTGTATGTGCAGGAATTGACGCGTTAGAGAAATGCAATGGAGGGGGGCTCTAACACTGGGGGATCAGCCCAGCACCCCCTCCACCATGTAATGATTATGCCGGGTTTCTATTCACATTGCAATAGGGGAGGCTCGCGAATCTACCTACCGCCACTCCCCCGGAACACGCGCCCCACTCTAGTAGTACTCCCAAATCCGCGAGCCCGTAGGCGAGGCCTCTCTACTGTATATTTTATTTCTATCTAAGTGGCCGCGGGGTAGTTTCTCCCCGCTATTACTATTTGTTAATCCCGGTCAATTACTCCATTGATCCTGCCCCACGTAATTACCCGCGGCACTCGCAATCGCCCCATTAACAAGCCGTTGCACAAAGCTCACTGGAGGCTTGCCATTATACGCCTTAATCAGCCCCTCCACATCCTTAGTCAATGCCTTCACCCTCTCCGGGGCCAACATCTTCCCATCCGTCAGCATAGGCTTCAACCTATCCGTCCACTGCCTCTGCAAGGTATCCCCCTTCATATCAGCCGTGATCTGCCGCACACTCCCTTCCAGATTCTTCCTTCCCTCCGGAGTTTGCGAGCTAATCCTAGCTGCCAGCCTCGTCTGCTCCGGTTTCCCATTCAGCAGCAAATCCCGGACCGCCTCCGGCCTCTCCCCGCCATTCAAAATCGCTTTTAGCCCCTGTGCTGGGGCTTGTGCGGCTTTCGTAGCTTCCGCAGCTGCCTTCCCCCCCTCCTCCAGTATCCGCTGCTGGTTCTTCACCGATTGCTCTGCCATATCCCCCACTCGGCTAATCGTCCCAGCCCTTTCTTTCGCTGCAACTCCCTCAGCTTCCGGTAAGACAGCCCCTGCCCTTTTTGCCAGGGTTTCTCCGCTCTTGCTAGCCTTTGCTGCTGTCGTTTCGATCTTTCCGAGTCTCGTTGCATAGTCAGCTACCGATTTTTGCAGCCCAGGGACTTCCCGAAGCCAGTCGCTGTTTTTCTGGGCGTACTGCTCCACCTGCTTTGCTGACATTCCTCGCAGTTGCGCACTTACATACGAGCTTCCTGCTCTCTGAACCAGTCCCAAGTCTCCTGTGAGCTCTTTAAGATCTCGCACAGACTGTTGGCTGCTAAAAAACTGCTTAGGGACGCCTTGCGGATCTGTGGCAAAGCGTTCTGGATCAACTCTGTCAATTGCGGCTGCTTTGCCGCCTGCTCCAGTACCGAACTTACGGAGGCCAAGGGAAGAATCATGGTATTGCTCCTGCATCATTTGTTGAAGGTTATTGCCAGTCGAATCTGCCCCAACGAATTCCCGCTGGATGTCAGAGATTTTCCCGTAGAGATTGCCCGCTACATCCTTGCCAATGGCTGAATACCCTTCCACATCCCGGCCACCAAGCACATCTCCCAGCTTCCGCCTCACTTGATCCAGAGCCTCAAATGATGGATTCTGCAGGGCATCATTAACCTGACCATACACCCGCAGGGTACCTTGATCTGTAGTTTGCCGTGGGGAGGCTTTTGGGTCAACCTTCCCCTTGATGTAGCTCTTGAGATCCTTCATACCCTCAGTCTGATCGACAGTCTGCCCAGCACTTTCCTGGCTCTTTACTATCGCATCTCGTTGAGTTTTCAGATTGTTGTACGCTTGCTGCCGTGCATCCAATGCTGCAGTATGTTGCTCCTTCACCGCACTCTGCAGTTCCTTCCCTATATCCGACATCTCCCTCGGCTGCCCAACCACTCGCAGAGCAGGTTCCGCTTGCGCCAGCACCTTCCCTGCTGTAGCCATCCGATTGCCAGATGCCTTATTGAGGTCTGCGGCTTGCTTTCTCGCATCAGACATCATTTGATCGACACGTTTCTGCCCCTCATCAAGTACCTTTGCTGCAGCTTTTGGGTCTTGGGAAGCGATATCAGCTGCTCTTTGCCGATAGTCCGCCATTACCTTTTCACCGGATTTTGCAGTCTCTTGCAGATTTACATCTGCACCATGCTGCAGGGTCTGATGCCATGCATTCGCTGGCAACCCCGCGTCCTCAACTGCCCTCAGAGCAGCTGCCGCCTTCGTCACGTTCGCGCTAGTAGCTGCAGTAATCCCCAGTTTTTCCACAACTGCCCCGAACAGCCCTTTGGCTTTTGCTGCCAGAGCTAATCCGGGGCCAGCCCCCATCCCCCCAACCAATCTAGCTGCATCTGCGGTGCCCTTGTTGGCTCCAGCGGCCTCAGCTGTCTGCCCTGCAGTCTCTCCAAGGGCTCCTGACAGAGCCCCTGACCCGGCGGTGGCAAGCCGGGTAGCTCTAGCTGCCGTGCCTGCTTCCATAAGGGCCGTACCGATCGCCGGCCCAACATCAGGGATAAAGCTAACCGCATAGCCGGCTCCAGTTAGGATTTCTGGGGTGACTGCCCCGAGGGCCCCGCCAAGAGCCGTGGAAGTGCCAATAGCCTCCAGGGCGGACTTAACCGTGGGGGTGGGAGTTGGCTTCCCTTCAGCATCCATCTTCAGATCCGGCTTCAGCCCCTTAATAGCGGCATCCATCCGGTCTTTCTTGCTGGTGGTGGCTGCGGGTGGTGTTGAACTCCCCGACACAGGCGGTGCCCCCCCACCAGAACTCATCTGCTGCTGCAGATATCCATAAGCCTGTTCCTGCGTAGTTCCTTCAGGAGCCGTGACAGTGCCAGAGCGCCCATCGGGGAGGCCAAAAGTGAAATCAGGCATATTAATGGATCCTCACTGTTACGCCGGGGGGAAGGCCGCCACCTGCGGGGAGGGGTGGAAGAGACGTTCCTGCCCCGACATCAGCTCCTCCAGGCAACGGCTCGGAGTTGTTCTTCGTAACAGCATCTTGCACCTTGCCCAACAGTTGGGTGTACGTCCCATCCAGTGTGGAAAGCTGTTTCCTCTGCGGGCCTGAAGCTGCCTTTAAGATCTCCTCAGGGCTTGGAAAGGAACTAACCTTCGCCAGAGTAGCATCCCACCCTTTCCTCACACTCTGGTCATTCGGTGGGGGTGTGTTCTCCATAGTAGTTTTCACCATCTGAGCTGCTGTAGCCATCTTGTAGGCAGCTTCTAGATTGGTGTCTCCGGCATTCGGCGTGGTGAAGGTTTTCACTTCATTAATGAGGGATTGGTTAGCCCCTCGCCCTGCACCGATGGTGAGCACCCGGCCAAGTTCCGTCGACATACCACCAGTGGATGTGCCGAACATCTGCACCTGCTCTGGTGTGAGGGCGTTGCTTCCAGCCTTCGCAATAGAGGAAAGAAAATCATGGTCAGTAATATGCGCAAAGGGGCTGTTGGCGGTTCCTGTAGGGAATCGGCCCATCTGATCCAGGTCTCGGGAAACGTTAGCAGCTGCCTTTCCAGTAGCTATCGTGTTGTTTTCCTGGGTAGTGCTGACATTATTCCCAACCTTGACATACATCGGTGCAGCCGCCAGCCGCTCTCCATTGAGCTTACTACCAGGATCTTTCAGATAGATGGAGCCTCCTACGACGAGCTTGTCTGGCCCACTGTCTTTATCCGCCCTAGCGGCAGCAGCATCCCGATGCTCTTGAAGCAGACCATCCCGATACGCCGCGGTAGCCTGCAGGGAGGCTCTAGCAGTTGCTACATTATCCATGTGATCCTTTTCGTGCTGGTCTCGGGTCAGCTTCATTTCCACGCCCTTTTGGATGAACTCCGCCTTCTTCGCCGAGTCCATTCCAGCCAGAGTCATGTCGTTCTTCCATTTCAGGAGTGCAGGACTTCCGGGCGGTGGGATTGTCATGGGGTCAACTCCAGCATCCACGGCTTTGCGCACTAGATCCGCCATCTGCCCCTGGCTGGGTTGATCCGGTAGTGCTGACGCGGTAGTCGCTAAAGCCTCTTTCTTTACGGCTTGCTGCGTAGCCAATTGCTTTGCCTGCTCCATGCCCTCTTGCGTGGCTTGCTTGCTCAGATCCGTCATCTCTTTAGCAGATGCGAGATCCCCCAGAGAAGCCGCCAACCCAGCAGCCTTGCTGTACATCTTAGCCTGATTCATCGGCAGGGCCGCATCTGCCCCTTCCAGTTCCGTTTGCGACTTAATAAACCCCCCGATATCCTGCTGGGTTTTCATCTGTTGCTGCATCTGCGCGTTCTGCATCTGCGCGCGTTGGGCTTCACTCTTCATCAGATCCGCCTGGGCTTGCCTTTGCTGGAAAGCCTGCCCTTGGATCATGTCATTGCCAATTGCCAGCCCCAGCCCTTGGAGAAATCCACCTAATGCCATTTTAGTTCTCCTGGGTTAGCCGCCGAACATGCCACCAGACACGCCGTAGGAAGGATCATTGACACCACTGGAGAATCCATAGGAGTTAGACCCAGCCCCGAAGACGGAAGTGCCAGTGGAGAAAGGGTTGCCACCGGAGTATCCGCCACTGCTGTTGTAGCTATTGATGCCAGAAGTAATTGCTCCGCCGACCTGGCTGCCAAGAGTACCCGCAGCTTGCTGATTGAGATTATTCTGCCCTTGCAGGATCTGACCCGCAGTTCCCGGAGACCCTACGTTAGCGCCAGACAACTGTGCCAGCAGCAATTCTTGGTTATTTAGCTGTTGTGATGCATAGCCTTGGGCATTGGTGGAGAGGGCATTGAGCACATTCCCGCTGTTCACCATGCCGTTGGCGGCGGCACTCCCCTCGACGGCATTCTGGCTCTGGGTAAGTCCAAACTGATACCCGGGGGTGCTAGTGATCGAAGAGGGGTTATTAATCAGCTGCGACAGCTGCTGCTGATATTGCCCTCGCTGGGATGCAAACGGATCTGCGGCATTAGCTGCGGTCTGTGCCCCACTGCTAGGACTTGAAGACGTCGCACTACTAACCAAAGACCCTGCAACAGACCCAGCGACAGCAGCCCCCACACTTCCAGCAATCACGCACATGATTCTTCTCCCGGAAGGTCTTTCAGCTTCAATTCCATGATAACGTCATCCGCAATATACCCACGCTTTTTGAGTATTTCAAATAGCAGCCCGGTCATTGTGACTGGCCACCCCACGATACTAACCCCACGGGAGAGAAATTCTTGCTCAACACTGGTCATAAACCGGGGCATGAACTTGCGATGGGAAGGGCGCACATAGAAGGTATCGATATTCCCGCACAGCTCTTTCCTGAGGTGGAGGCTGTAGTAGAGGAGCATCAGGGCATAGCCTTGCAAGGTCCCTTCCTCATCCCGCATTGTCATGGCAATAAGGATGTTGCTGTTCTGCATCAGCACGTACTGATCGTTGTTGGGGTCGATTGGCAACCCCCGCTGACCGTGGTAGGCACAAGTGTCTTTCTTGATCTCAGAACACTCATCCCAGCATTCCTGACCGAGGGGGGTGATCTCTGCGGCTAGTTCGAGGGTAAATGGCTCAATAGCGATTTTCATGGGGTTATTCACCGGGATTAATAAATAGTAATTTATGCGAAAAACCCGCCCACCTACCTGGGCATAATATCCATGTCCATCCGTAGGTCATACACCCTTAACGGAGTAGTATCTTGGTGGAACAGCTTCCATATTCTACGACGAGAGCTGCCGCAGCGCCGGAGCTGATTCCTGGGACCATTCAAATCCATCACCCGAGGGGTGCTGAAGGTCTTGTAGTCATCATCGCTGAAGCTGATCGAGATGGAAGTGTTGATGGAGTCAGCCAACTGTGAGATATAGTTAAATCTCTTGTAGTTGCTGGTATTCCAGTCATACGGGGGGGTGACACAGGTCACATTAATCGGGCCAGTTGCATCTACATAAAGAGTTGTCTGCATTTGCATCTGCCTGCCCGTAACAACATCCTGAAAAAGATCCCCCACAAGCCCCTGAGAGCCTTCACTAGCATTGTAGAACCGCCCAGTAAAGTACTGCTCTACACCATTAACTACCGAAGACCACGTGGACCATAACTGCATGGTCATATCATAGGCCAGGGTGACATTTAGAACTGGAATTGTCAGGACATAAAACTGATGTCCAGCAATCACAATCCCGAAAGCCCAAATTTGTGTTGTGTTTTGTACCAGGGCTGGCAGATTAATAATCTTTTCTACAAATGGGGTGCTGATTGGAACCAGCTGCAAGCCTTGCATCATCTGGATCGTTCGGCCGTGTATAGCAGTGTGAGCCATGAAAAAGCAGTTATCACCAATCTCTACGATAGTTCTTGCATTGAAGCAGCCTGTGCGAAAGGACGCATTCAGAGCCGGGAGCAGCGCAATACCTTGTGTATTCGGCGCCGCGTTGGCATCCCAATAGACCTGCAAGCCTTTGTCGTAGAACGCCAGCACATAATTTAGGTGGCGTCCCAAGGAAATCCCCTGGCCATAGGTTACGTCAGCTTGAGCGAAATCCAGAGCTGGCCAAGTACTGGGGTCATTAATGGCACTTCCAATAACCTGCCCATTCACGCGCATGGCATAGTAAACACCGTCCAGGTAAGCCATACCAGGAGCTACATTTTGACTCACATAGTTGGCATCGGTCACCTTCAGGAAGACAGCCCCATTGAAGTACCAAAGATCTCCGGCCTCATTCTGTATAATGGTGACAGAAGCCCCAGCTTGCTCATTATCAATAGAAAAATAGGCTTGGCCAGGCTGAGTAATGCCAGGAATAGTAAAGCCAGCGGAAGGCCCCGAGGCTGAAAAATAGGCCCTGTCATTTACTATGAAATAATCAGTACCAAATTGGGAAAATTGCCCCTGAGCCGTGCCAGCAATAGTGGATACGTATTGCGTCCCCGGGCGCTTGACTGCCGCCATGCCGGTCTCCGTCGCCTCGGCGAAGCAGTTGACCATCTTCGCATCAGTAGTCAGAGCCCCATTCCGCGTTCCAATCGAATGGGTCCAAGTGACCGGCAGGTCTTGGTCTTCTCTCTGGTCAGCCATTATCGATTACCCATTCGTTCTGACGGGGTGAGGAAGATACTCGCTTGCTCCTGCCCGAACTCAGCATTGAAGAATTTCTCCCGGAAGGCTGTCGCTTTCTGATTGACTTCAATCCGTTCATCTGCTGGCATCCGATACTTCAGCGCTATTTCATCCGTGAGGTTCCACACCAGCATGCGGTAGGCTTCCTGCGGAAAGGCCACTTGGTTGGTGAGGGCTCCTACGTCCTGCATCTGCAGTTGGGTGATGACGTGGATGGTGTGTGTGTTGTCTGAAGGGACATCGTAGAGGGTGATTGTGCCAGCATTCAGTTGGGGATCGTACCAGATCTGATTCGGCACGCCGGGCTGGAATTTCTGCCCAAGCGTGTCCCAATCGTATCTGGAGGTCATCACAAGGGTCACGCTATTGCCCGTGGAATCCACGATGTACTGATCTAGAATCCGCAGGGGCAAGGTCGTCCCCGTGATAGTTGACAGGTTGTAAGTTGCCTGCCCTACCACTGTCGGAAAAGCAATGTCCTGAATCGCCCACAGCAGCATGCCATTCAGGGCCATCTCCTTAACCAGCAGCTCCAGCGAGAACAAGACACTGTTCATGTCGTTGATCGGGATCGTCTCATTCTGATCGAAAGCCCCAGTGATATTCAGAGCCTCCGTGCAGATAGCTTGGGCATTCGGCTGAAAGGCATACGTGCCGCTGTAGGTTGGCATAGCAGACCTTAGATTTTCTTCGCCTTACGCGG